GGTGACGGTCTGCACGTATTGGCCGGTGGTCCACGCCGTGGCCGGGGAGGCTTTGACGACCCGCGGGTTGCCGGCGATCAGCGCCGCCGCCGATGCCGGGGCGGTGGAGCTCGCCGGGGTCCAGGTGCCGGGGATGCCGGCGGTCGCCCCCGTGGCGGGTACCACCCCGGTGTCGATGCCCGGGCCGGACTGGTCGGCGCGCACCACTTCCTGGTTCGGGTTGTCGAAGAACTCGCCGGCCATGATCAGGCGGTCATTTTGATGACGCCGCCGGCCACCTTTACAACGGCTTGGAAGTAGCCGGCGTAGGCGACCTGGACGCCGATCACGCTGGGCTCGGTGACTTGCAGGGTGCCGATGCGCTGTTCGAACACGGCGGCGGCGTCGGAGTTGATCAGCAGGGCGGTGCCCGCGGCGAGACCGTAGGACATGACGATGGGCACACCCGACACCGACCCCATGCCGCCCGCCGCCAGATCACCCGCGGAGAACCCCGAGCTGATGGCGTTCTGCGGGTTGACCGGGACGAACAGGGCGCCGAACGCCACCATCATGTCGGGTGACACGGCGATGAACGGCCGGCCGGCGCCGGGCACGTTCGTGTAGGTGGTGCCAACCGCCTTCCAGATCGCGGCGTTGATCTCCGCCGCGGTCGACGTGGCGGTGATCACCGGGGTCTGAGCGGTCGCCCCGGCTTTGATCGTCGTACCGGTCACGGTCTCTGTGGTGCGGGCGTAGTAGGCGGCCAGGTCGTTGATCACCACGTCCAACATGGACGGCACCGACCAGTCGATGTTTTGGCGGGACAGGTTGACGTAGCCGCCGTACGTGTCCATGTTGACGTTGACCGAATCGATCAACATTTTCTGGGAGGTCAGCTCCGCTTTTTCAGCGGTCTGCTTCGCCACGGCGGTGTGCTGGGTGACGCGGGGCAGGGTGAACCGGCCCGACGGCACCGACTGGGGGCCCAACGTCGACACGATCGGCCGGCCGGCGTCAACAAAGTTGATCAACGGGGCGACGACCGGGTTGGGGATCACCCCCAGGTTGTCGGCCGTCGTCTGATGGGCGGCGGCCCGCGTGTACGTTTCCATGCGGTCACGGGCGGCGCCGTCACCCCAGGCGGCGAGCGAAAAGTCACACAGGTAGGCGCCGGCCGACCGGTACTCGACGGCGGCGACGTCGGGGCGGCGGGCCCGGGTGATCGCCTCTTGCAGCTCACGGGACCGGGCCAACGATTCGGCCGACGTCTCACGGGCCATCGCCAGCGGCCGCAGCCGGTCGTTGAACCCTTTGATCGCCTCGGTGTTGCGGTTGATCAGATCGTATTCGCCGGAGTCCAGGTCGCGCCCTTCGGCCTGGGCGCGGGCCACGATCGTGTTCGTCAGGTTGTCGGCTGACTCGATGTTGGCGTGCAGCTCGATCACGGACTCGTCAAGCGCGGACGGCATGGCAAAAACCCCTTAGGTCGGAACGGAACTGTTCGACAACCGACTAGGGCGTACTGGCCGCCCGGCCCGACTGGGCGTGCTGGGGCGGCGGCCCGGCTGTTATGTCAGGTGAGCATATTCGGCGAGACGGCGGGCGGCCAGTATCTCATCCAACAGCGGCGTCGGCGACGGGGCCGGGCCGCCGACGTCGGGGCCGTGGCGCACTTCGAGCACGTTGGCCGTCTCATAGATCGGTGACGCGGTGAGGGCGATGTGGTCGAGGAAGGCGCGGACGATGGTGCGGTTGCGTTTGCCGTTGGACCATTCGACGTCGGCCGGTTTCACCCCGAACCCGACGCTGGAGTCCAACACGCCGTCGTCGGCCAGGGCCAGTGTTTCGTCGCCGAGCGCGGTGGCCGAGATGCGCAGCTCGGCCACCAGGCCCTCGGTGCGCGTCGGATGCAATGCCAACGCCTTGCCGACCGGGCGGCGCACGTCATGATCCCGGTTCACTTTGATCCGCCCGGTACGGTTCTGCACCCCGGCGAACGCGCCCCGGGCGAAACGTTCCAGATAGCTGCGCGACGGTTCGACCACCTCCGCATCCACGTCATACGGGACGGCGACCAGGGTGATCGTGCGTTTCGGGAACGACACGGCGCCGACCGGACCCCCGGAGCGCAGCTCGAGCGGGCCGAGATCGGCCGGCCACGTCTCGGGCACGTTGACGTTGATCGTGACAGTGTCGGTCATGCGGCCACCTTGCCGATCAGGTTGGAATTGGCGAACCGTTCCAGCTCGCGCACCTCTTCCACGGTGAGCGCGCCGATACGCACCATGATCTCGTAGTACTGGGCCCGGGCGACGGGGTCGGGTCGGATGTAGTCGTCACGGTCCAATTCCAGGCCGGTGCCGGCCGGCGTCAACCACTGGGAGAGCGGGGCGATCACCCGGCGCACCAGGGGACGCAGATGTGCCCGCCAATGGAAGTCCAAGGTGAGCGCGGCGGTGTTGTAAACCATTGAGTCACCCGAGCTGGGCAGGGCGAGCAGGAACGGCGGGACGCGCAGCATGATCGCCAGACGGGCTTCGGTCATGCCGGCCAGGTCCAGCAGGGCCAAGTCTTTCGGGTTGAGCGTCGGCGTGTCGAAGCTCACACCGCCAGACAGCACCGCGGGCACGCCGAGCGACCCAATGCGCGCCGTGATCCACTGCTCCTGCAAGGCGGCGGCCTGTTCGGCGGTGAGCTGGTCGGGCACCGTCAACACTTGGGTGGGGGTGCCACCCGACTGCATCAGGTTTCGCAGGTAGCGGGCCAGCAGGCCGGCGGCGACCAGCCGGGACCCCGCCGCGTCGAGCGGGCCGCGGCCGTGCGGGTCCTGCGTCGTCGCCCGGTAGCGCAGATGCAACACGTCGCCGGTGACGTCGCGGTCGCCGAGCGTGTAGCGGCGCAGGCCGGCGTCGTCCAGTTCGACGTCGAACAGCGGCGGCGGCACCACATGGAACCGGGCCGGATACCCCGACTGGTAGCGGGCGGTGGCCAACAGAAATGCTTCGCCGACGGCCTGGAAGTCCCACCACATGTCATACCAAAACGACTCCCACGACCCGTAGCGGTCGGGGTCCGGGTTGGTCAACCATGCCGTGTCCAACGACTGCGCCCGGTTGACCAGGTATGGGGGCATCGCCGCCGTCACCGAGGCGTTGAGGTCGATCGCCGCCCACGCCACGTCCACGAGCTCATTGACCCGGCCACCCCAGTTCGGGGTTTCCCATTCGGCCGGCCAGCCGGCCCACGGCTGCGCCCTAGGCGGCGGGAAGGCCCGGGTGCCGTCATCGGCCGGGACGGTGACCTCGACACCGGGCGGTGTCGCCGGGATCACGTCGGTCGGGATCGGTGCCGCAGCCGTGACGGGTGCGGGGTCGTCGTCACGCGGGATCAGCGCACGGGTTTCGCCCACTAAGCAGACCATTCTGCCACGTATGCGTTACCGGTGGTAGTACCCGCCGGGGGCGTCTAGTCGATACGTGGCGTAGGCGTGGGTTTCTGCGCCGCGTCCAAAGCCCACAGCGCGGCGCGCAACAAGTCGGAGCGGCCGCCTGATGTCAGGGTGAGGGCGCCGCCCGGTGTGGGCCGGACCCGGGCCACACCTACCTGGGTGTCCAGGTCGGCGGTGTCGTCGTGCACGACGGCGCCGGTGGCGACCAGGGCGCGCAGCAGGGGCAGGGCGCGATGGGTTTCGGCCTGGCCGGCGGAGCGCATCGCGGTACGGCCGGGGAAGTCTCCGGGCACCTGGTCGCGCATCGTCGCCCCGACGATGAGGCGTGATCCGGGGCGGGCGGCGACGAACGTGGCGGCCAGGGCGAGGGCGTCTGACCAGTCGTCGCATGTGCGGCCGTCCACTTCGAAACGGCCGGCGCCGTCGGCGGCGACGAACGCGACGGCGGCGCCGTGGCCGAACCAGTCCTCGATCGCCACCCACCCGGCCGCCGCCGTGTCGGCGAGCGCCCCGGTGCACGCCGCCCACGCGTCGGCGACGAGCAACGGTTCGCCGGGACCGGCCGGGCGGCGGGTGGCCGGCCACCGGTTCAACCATTGGGCGGTGAACGCGGCGAGCGGATTCGGTTCGTCGGGGTCGTCGGTTTCGCCGGCCTCAGCGGCGGCCAGACGGGTGGCGACCATGCGGCGGCGCCGGTCCGTCCAATGCGGCGACGCGGCCCGCCATCCGGCCTCGTCGCCCAGATCGGCGGCCGGCGGTGCGGACCATTCGATCCACAGGTCCCCGGCCGTCGCGGCCAGGTCGGCCAGCGCGGTGTTGCGCCGGTTGACCATCAGCCCGGTCGCTTTGCGATGGGCGGTCGACACGTTCAACAGTTGTGCGCTGGCCAGCTCCACCATCGTCGGCACCAGGCCCTCTTCGATGACGCTGGCGCGC